ACCCGCCGAACGGTAAATTTTCATCATCATAGGTAAGGGTCACAAAGCAGTTTTCTTCGTGCATTTGGGTTTCGTGAACACAGCGGATCGCCCATTGTCGGGATTTTTCCAAGCGGCACCCTATGCATTGACCACAGGAAACGGTCATCGGACCAGTGATATTTTTTGCCCGGCGGGAACAGGTGAACCCGCCGGTTAACGTCATGAAGCCTTCGAGGGGATGGTAGCACACCATCATCAAAGGCGGATGCCACCCCGCATAGGCGGGCCAGCAAAGTTCCTACCCTTCACACCATTCCCTGAGCGGAAATTTTTGCGCGACTTCCTTTTCGAGAGCTTGTGCCTTTTATACATTTTCAGATCCTTTCTGGTTTTTTTAGACTGAGCGGTGTCAGTCAGCACAGTTACATCAAGTGGAGAACTGTGCAAGATTTCGTTTCACTCAGATTTCGGAGCCTCTTTGGGAGGCGTTTTAGAAGCCGCTGGAGCGGCTTCAGAGGTCGACCTGGTGTCAAGGACATCATCGTCAGACTTCGCCGTAGCGAGGCCCATTTTGACCATCTCAGAGGCGTTGGAGGGATCACTGACGAACTCAATAAAGTTCCCAGGATCATTTGCGAATTTTTTACGCACGGAAGAAGGCAATTTGTCAAACATATCGCCAGCGGCCAACACAGCATTCATGCTTTCGTGATAGCTGGCTGGAAGTTTGGTGAAATCGCCATATTGGCTTTCAAAAGTGTTGCGATGTTCTACAACGCCAGTTTTCTGCCATTTGAGCATGATAGCGTTAATATCGCACGCCGGAGCTTCCGATTGATGGGTCATAGAGACCGGGAAGGTCTCAAAGACATAGCGTTTGTGAGGATCATAAGCTTTACGGATTTTGCGCATGTTAAGGCATCCTTTTTAGGGCGCGAATAAGCGCCGTTGGGTTTGGAACGTCTTTAAGACGGTTCAGATAGCGGATAACCCGGCCATAGGAGCTTTCGTCGATAGCAAGTTCCAGCTCAGCGACGAAAGCTTTGCGGGTTTCCTGTGTCCATTGAGAGTCCGCGATCCCCAGGCGGGAAACAGCGGTTTGGACATTGATTTCCTCTTGTTCAGTGAGGAAGGACTGAGTTTTGGCTCTTTCGGCGGAAAGACCGGTATTTGCCAGGGCGAGTTTTTGATTTGCCTGCTCTGTGTTCACTCTTTCCATGCTTAGAGCCGTTGACGCATTTAAATTTGCGATTTCGGCTTTAGTACGCATGAGTTGAGCAGCAGAGGAGACAGACGCAGGGACGCCCTCGGCAGGGTTTTTAGCCGGTATAGACATACCGGAAGGAGTTGATGCCCCGCCTTTTTGATAGGCGAGGATCGGGTTTAGACCAGCAGCTCGCATGTCAGCCATGGAGCGCTGGTATTCAGTGTTAGACATTCGCTCCTGGAACGCTTGTTGAGAACGAGCCATAGAACGGTTTGCGGCATTAGCGGCGAGGCCGCCAGCCAGTGATAGAGCCGTAGACACGCCCGGAGTTGCCAGGGAAGCGAAGAGAGGGCCAAGAAAGGGTAACATGTTGCACTTTCTGGAGTTAAGTCAGCGGCTCCGCCGCCGAGTGTTGAAACGGGATCGTCATTGCTTAGAAATGATCAATCAGTCCAGGGACGGAGTAGATCGGCATAGGTCTCGCGCATTGCAGGTTCATGTAAGTGTCGAGGATCAGGTGAGGTTCATCGACAACAGCGATAATGCGATCCACCGGAGGATTTTCTTCAATGAAAGTGTCATTGAGGGCAGGAAGCGTCGCAAAGTCCTGGGAAAGATGCCAAGTGTCGAGCGACTGAGCGAAATTTGAACGAAATTCGCCAGTAATCATTGACGGTTTGTAACGATATTCAGCGAAGCGTTCCTGATAACCGAAGGCATCGAGGTTAATAGGCGTTCCACTGGCATTCAGATTTGCAGGGTCCTGCGCCCAGATTTCCTGATTAAGCACAGCCTGCTCGCCAATATGAGCGAGAGCAGGCCAATAGAAGTCCCACCTGGTTGACCTGGAGAACATGCGATTAAGGCCCTGTTGATAGGTCAGATCCGCACGGACCGAGACAAGACCGATAATCATGCAGTGTTCAGTAAAAGATTTTCTGAAGCCATGCCGTTGAATAGTACCGATACCGAACCCGGCAAGATTGCCTTGCGGAGTTGTAGCATCGGTCGAGGAAGTCTGAGGAACGGAATGGACCTGGATAGGGGACGAACCACCGCCAAGATATTCTGGACGTTGGAGGCGAGCATCGGGAGAAGTGACGCCAAAGTGCGCTTTGAGCAACTCAATATAGCGAGTACCGCCACGAGCATCACGTTCATACAGTCTTTGGATTTGGAACGCCTGGCGAAGTTGATTGATCGTCGCGGCCGTGGCCGCGGTCAGATCAGCGCGAAGATTTGGATAGCCCGGATTGTCAGGGTCCTCTTCAACATAATAGATGCTGTTCGCTGAACCAGAATCGACGCCTGAAGCATCGACATATTGAACAGTTCCAGAACCGTCAGTTTGATAAACATCCTTCAGGGTTTGATTGAACGTCTGATTGCTCTTACCCATCCCCGTGATAGGGGCAGACGTACCAAGCGGTAGATCTACAGCAGGGCCTTTCTGAGGCCAAGGCAGAGCAGAGGTGAAATAATCGTGGCGCTTGCCACGACGAAGCAGAACGTAATCCGTAGGATCGTCTGGACCATCATCTTTATCGACGACCACGCTGTCCTGGAGGTTTTCGTCACGAAACCATTCATTCCAGACCAGATTATAAGCCCGATGCCACATAGACGAATGTTCGAGATCGGGGATTTGGGTAGGAATACCCATATAGTCGCTGAGAGAATTGGCGGCATAGCCAGTAGAAGCCGGCGCAGCCATTGTCGGGATGATGTAATCGGTTGAATCACCTGGATTGGTTTGTTCACCGTTGAATTTCTGCCAATTGTCCCAAACAAGCCGCATGGGAACGGCAAAAAAGTGGGTGTCAATAAACAGATTATCCATGAACGGATGCAACGGAGTTGCCAGGCGAGCGAAAGCAGATAGCTTCGCGTTGAAGGTATCACCTGGTAAAGCCTCATCGACATAGAAAGGCACCAAATAGCCAGCGTCAAAAGTGGTTTTATGACCGAAAGAACGGTCGAAGCTGGAACGAGGGATATCAGCCCTGGGAACTTGGCTGAAGTTATGTTTCATCACACTTTTCATCAGGAGTTTTCCTTTCCAGGTTGAGCGACGCGAGGATCAAGCGAGGCGTCGATTGAGAAGCCAGCTAAAACGCTGGTTGGTTGAGAACCGGTAACAGTGCCGTTTTCATCATCAAAAGTGCCAATGTTGAAAAGAACGAAGTCTTTTCGGTGAGGGAAACTGTCTCCCAGCGACGCAATGAACATGCGTCTGGCTTGCGCATCAGAGCGAGCGCAGAAGGGAGGCAAAAAGTAGGCCGCAGCGGCATCGTGAACGGTGTAGATATTCATTTGAGGTTCCTTTGTTGCAGTTTTTGCTTGGCAATCTTGTGGCCAGCAAATTTGTGGTAGCTGTCCCGATAATCGGGGTTTTGTCGCGGGTCATTGTCCTTTGCCTGACGGGCGCGATCGAGTTTCACGTTTTGCCATTCAAGAGGATGGGCAATTGCGAAGTGTTTATCATAAAAGCGGGGCGGTTTCATGGCTTTGCCACGAAGAATAACTTCATCTTTTTGGTAACTGTCGGCGCCATACTTTTTTAGCCAGGGAAGTCCTATTCCTGGACGGCGGGACATGCCGTTAAATTCAGGGGTGAGAGAATAGATTTCACCGGTGTCAGGATCGACCCGTTGATAAAAAGAGCCAGCAGCCTCGCCAGTAATTTTTTTGGTTATGTATCGGGCGACATAAGCGGCAGAAGCGAAAGTTGCATCTCCGAAGGAAGCGTGTCCAAGGCCCCAGTGGCTTTGAAGGGATTTTGAGGTGTAGAGGGTTGTTTCCTCGCTTTGGCGGAATATTTCGTGGTCCTTTGGACGGTAGCCAAAGAGGATAGCGTGGTAGTGCGGGCGCGAGAGCTGTTCGCCGTACTCCCCACAATAGAAAACACGTATTGGACCATAAGCTTTCCTCATTCGTTTCATGAACTTTTGAAAATCAGGACGGTGAAGGGACCCGCCGAACGGTAAATTTTCATCATCATAGGTAAGGGTCACAAAGCAGTTTTCTTCGTGCATTTGGGTTTCGTGAACACAGCGGATCGCCCATTGTC